GCTTCAGTAATCTTATCAAAGATTTTCTTACCGAACTTGAACAATCTAACCTGACCTTCATGCTCAGGATGTTTCGGATCACTCACAACATAAATGTTTGCATAGTATTTAAGGATCCGTTTCTGCTTGCGAGCAGTATCCTTATCAGATTCATGACCACTATTCCATAGTTCAGTATTGTACTCTGAAACAGGATCAGTCTTACCAATAGTCGTTAAACTATTTTCGATGTACCAACCACCTGGACCACTAAACGCATGGTTCCACATACGGACCCATGGTAATGATTCATTTTCGGGTTGGGGTAAAAATCTAATAATGGCATAACCGTTACCAGATTTATCTAGTTCTGGTTTCCAGAACCGATCATCACTGAAGGATGAAGTTGCAGGTTTGTTTATTTTTTCAAGCTCTGTTTGCAACTGGTCAAATTTACCAGAGCTTTTCTTGAGTTGTGCAAAACTCATAATTGTATCTCCTATATTAGTCGTATTATTTGTATTAGTCGTATTTCAAAAACAAAACATTATATACACATCTATTTATAATGGAAACGGGGAGGGATCACCTCCCCTCATTCCAAAAACCTACTAGCTTCGTGGACTGTTGTCCGTGAAGATCCAATAGATAATTCCAACGGTGATTAGACCCGCAAGTCCAGCACCACCTAGTCCTACGACTAGCCCTGTGATGTTACCAATAACATCAACAGGTAAGAACATAACATCAGGTCCAAAAAGTACCTGAAGCACGATACCAAGTGCTAACAATCCCCAGGCAACTTCAACCACCTGTCCGATCCAACCCTTAATTCGTGTTACTATTCCGACGCCTTCCGCCATCTTGTTTCCTCCTTTCTATGTTTAGAAACATATTTACATTATATAACATTATAAACCAATTGTCAAGTAATTTATCCAATTCGTTTACAAGTAATTACTCTACTAACACTTTTTCAATAGAAGGTGGGTTTGTAGAACAATAATCCAATACCCAGAAACTTGGGGCAATTGGCCAGGGAATGTTTCTCTAAATGTATTCCCTTGTATAGAGTATTTATGTCTTTTTGACATTCTAACCCTCTATATCTCTTAATGCTGGCCAAGATGTAGGAAATATAAATCGTGCCATTTCATCTATCTGCCAACAAATATCTTGTGTTTCTTTCTGTGCATCTGGTTGACATCTTAGATTACACACCCTAGCAAATGCATATAAAGAACCACTCCAATACCATTCTGTATATACGTTCTGAGGTAGTATCATACGGGCTTGTTCCGGGCATACACCGGCTTCCAGCATATCTTTATATGTTGATATAGCTAATTCTGTAACCGTCCTAGCACGACTTCCAACACGTTCATGTCTACTTAACCACTCAACACGTTCAGCTGATGAACCTTGTTTCTTATCATCAGCACGTTTACGCCAAGTATCAGGATTGAAATATTCTGGTTCATAATCAACATAGCGTCTTGATACTTCATTCCATACTAACCCTACTTGATGTTTTACTAATTGTCGTGCAACAAAAATAGGAGCCTCTACATGAAACGATAATGTACAATGTCCAAATGGAGTCCAATGACCATGTGTAGCTAAAAAGTTTATTAGTTTTTTATCACCATCTGTAAGTTTTGTATGTGCCTTACCAAAGGATACTCTTGCCGCATTAACAACTGACAAATCTGAACCCATACTATCAATTACTTTTACTTTCATAATTTGGAGCCCCTTATCTGAATCGAACAGATGACCTGCTCATTACAAGTGAGCTGCTCTACCAATCTGAGCTAAAGGGGCTAACCGTGTGAGATTATCCAATCCTTTTGATGTGGTCCGTTCGCCCAATCTTTATGATATTCATATTCATTTATAGATTCAATTTCATAACCAACTTCTTGTAACACCTCTACTGAATGTGGGGCTTGAGATTTAACCGTTAATACGGCAGAAGGTTTATTATATGCATCTACTACATATACCTTCTTAACCAATTCTAGATTTTTTACTATCCAATATTTGGGCATTAGGATTATCCTCCTTAAAATCTATCACATCAAAATATCGTAGTTGTTCTTTTTCAAATTCTGTTCTTTTACGTCTACGAACATTCACCACTTTTTTTATCGGGACGTTTAGATTGAGATATTCTATATAACTCATTTCACCACCTTATAATAAGGACCTTCCCAACCGTGCTCTTTATTCTCTGGTTCTCTATACCAAATCCAATCACCTGTCTTTTTATTCTCTGCAAGAAAACCTTGTTTACTATCGTGCATAACAATTTTAACTGGAACTTTATCTCCAGTATCAACATCATATAAAATAACTTCTTTGCCTCTACGATATACCATACCTGATTTACCTAAATTTTTTATGTGCTTGTTCATAATAAAAGGGGGCAGGAGGAAGAAAGGATTTGGTTTCACCTTCAGCCGACACCAGCAAACTACCTTAGTCATTGGTTCGTCGGTTCTTTCGCCCTAGTCTTGGTTGACTAGTGTGACACCATCTCCTTTCGGATAGGCGCCTGAGTACCACCTCTGACGATTAAGCATTATCTCCATTTGCCACAGAGATTATTCTGCCACTCCCTCCCCCAACTATATGCCTATAGCCGGGTGCCTTTTATTTTATTCCTTATCGTCGTAATTCGTTCCAATTCTTATCACGATATCTTTTTGCATTATATCGTGAAACCATTTCATCACTCAATTCTTGTAACCGAGGTAAACAAGTATCATTGACCCATCTCTGTAATTCCGCATTATCATATTCAAGCTTGCGGATCTTTTCGTCTGCCTGTTCTAATTTGTAAGACAGGTGTGCAATCTTACGTTTAGCTTCTTCTACATAACTATCAGCCATTACTGTGTTCCTCTAACATAGATATTGTTATTCCCTTGAATAACCTTCTATCTATTTTAACAAATGGTTTATAATTTTGAATCAATCGACTAACCTCTGGCCAAATAATTCGCTCTATTATCTCCTCATCATACGTTTTACAATAACGTACTAGGTGTTCAAATATTACTAAAGTTTCTAAAGTAATTTTCTTTCCAAGAAACGCCTTTACAATTTTAGGATGGTTTCCTCGTACACTATTAAATAGTATATCAAAATTCTCGGCATTTGTCAATAACTTTTCAACATCATTTTTAAAAATATATTCTAAACTCTCTACCCTAGCTTTCCATTTAATATAAGTATCTTCATTCATATTACCTAGCCATTTATTTCCTTCTATGAAATTGGCTATGTAATAATTAAGTATTGTAGACTCATCATACTTTCTAGTTAATCTTTTAAAATGGTACTTATCTTTTCTCTTATCAAAACTTTTTACCGAAGCACTGACCTTACCATTATATTTAAAATAATCGTAATTATCACTTGTAAAATGTAGTTTGAGAGCCAAATACAATTGATATGCTTCCATTTCATTCATCAGATTTATCCAATTCTGCTTTAATTAACGCCTTAACAAATTGCTGGGGAGTAATTTCACTTTGGACAGCTTGAATAATAAACTCAGCCATTTGTATTTCTTTTTCTATCCAAAACTTCTTACGGTTCAAATCATCTAACTGTTGATTATAAAATTCAAGCTCTTTTTGCTTGCGAACTTTATTTTCTATTATATCGGTAATAGAAATAATGTTAATAGATTTGCTTTGATCGGTCATAGTCCTGAAATAGAACTAGTCTTTGGTAAATAATTTAACGCCTCAGCATTAGACTGTATCTTTTCTTTTAAAGATTTGTCAATGTACCGAGTAACCTGATCAGGTTCTAATAGGTGTGTTTCACAGTAATGCAGAACAGCATCCATATAAGTAAGACGCTTAGACTTAACCAAGTCCTCTATTATTACTGTAAATTTTTTTGTAGATAATCCAATACTCATTATATAAACTCCAAAAAGTGAACCGCTTATCCTTTGCCTTCACGGTTCGGGGACAGGGCGATGTGCTAAAAGGACCCAACCTCAAACTAGTGGGGTGACTTTGCTAACAAGGCGTCACCCCGAACCCCGAATGAGATTACGCAGCTAAGCGATACTCATTAAAATAAAAGTCGTCATTGGCTTTTATGTTTTTGTGTCCGATTCCTCAGATAACTTTTCGTCCGTCCGTCGATCCTGATTCACCCCCATTAAACTATTCCGTTCATCTGGTACCCTGCCCCAACCTATACTTCGACTCCATTCATCGGGTGTATAATAATAGGCATTTAAGGCTTTAGAAAAGTCAAAAATGCCTTGATACGGTCCCCGTGAATTGGTGGAGGTGGCCGGTACTGCCCCGGCGTCCGATCCGTCTACTTGTTTATCGTCATCAGTATCTTTCACACATCTATTTATATATATTCTCTTTCAAATATTCATACATTGTTGGACTTTGATTAGCAATAGCTTGCACATCTTCCGTTCTATTTTTCCAATACAACCATATAGATTTCATTTTATTTTCTACCACATCTCTAGTAAAATTTGGTTGAACCATTGTTGTTTTCTTAACAGTATAGTCATTGGTAATATTCCAACCACTACCTACAGCTATACACAAATATGCATTTGACAAATATCTTACACCCTCGGCTTTCAATCTACATATAGCTAATTCCATACCTACATCATATGTATTATTCAATCCAAAAGAACCTGTGGCTACCATTCCCGAAGGCCAAAAGTGAGGTTGTTCAAAATCAATACCCCACCAGTGAGCACCCATTTCTTTTTCTTGTGACCAATAATTCCAATATGGAGTATCATCTCGTTCTGTAAGATAAAAATGCATCATCACAAAATACTTCCAAGCATCTGTCAATTCTTTCTGAACTAAACACCATGCATCTCGATCATATTGTGTTACTTTACCATCTCTCATGGTAAGAGTTTTAATCAATAAATCTATAGGTTCTGTTACTAACACCAACCCGGACGATTCTAGTGGTTCAACAAATCCATTAGATAGACCTATAGCACAAACATTCTTAACCCAACCTCTGTTATGTCTGCCTGTTTTAATCTTTATGTTTTTATAATCTAATTCGTCACCATGACCTATGTGTCGTTGAAATTCACCTAATGCAGTATCATCATCTACAAAGGAATCACAATACACATAACCAGTACCAATATTATTCCAGAGAGGTATATTCCATACCCACCCATTCTCTATACCGGTGTTATTGGTCCATACTTCCATTTCTTCTTCTTTATTTTTATAAGGTTTGTGTGTTGCCCAAGCCTTATTGTTAGGAAGATCCTCTGACCAATCATGCCACGGTTCTTTCAATGCACCTTCTAATAGTAAACTCTTAAACCCAGTACAATCAATATATAAATCTGCTGTTAATTCACCATGATCTGTTGTGGTTACTCCACTAACATAACCTTTATCATCTAGACTTACATCTACAACATCATCTTTAATATGTGTTACATCTTGACACATAGCCCCTTTCATCCAAAGAGCCAACTTGGTAGCATCTATCTGATAAGCTAAATCTTGTACGCCTGAATATGGCTTTAATAAATCTATGCCTTCTCTATTTTGATGAATCTTATTACCATATATGAGAGGCATTTGTGGATAAAAACTATTAACAAAATCTGATTGAGGTAGGTCTGGATAAACCCACTTCTTCATCATCCACGAATCTCGTCCAGTAACATCTAAATTATCTACATCCATTCTGCCAAAAGGATAATGATACGGCTCTCCTCCTAACTTATGAAAATCTGTAAACTTAATAGATGCCTTATATGTTGCATCACACGCTGTCATCCAAGATTCATTACCACTTATGTTCATACCTAAACTATGTAAAAATACATTGATATGACCTATGGTAGATTCCCCAACACCCACTGTTGGGATATTGGGGGATTCTACCAATGTAACATTTAAATGTGGTGTGTGAACACGCAAAGCAGCTGCCGTAAACCAACCGGCAGTTCCACCTCCAACAATTAAAATGTTATCTACTTTCATCCGCCTGTTACCGAATCAAAAGATATTACAATAGATACACCAGCTGAGATATCCTCACGGGTGAAATCTTCATCAAACGGAACTGTAAGATTAGGTCGAACAGAAAAACTATCCGTTACTGCCCAAGTATAACCAGTCGTTACGTCCATACCCTTATAGGAAGTGTCATCAAGATCCCAATAAGATGTTACACTACCATCTACACCAAAAATACTGTAACCAGTACCTAGGTCTACCGTGAAATCGGTATCACTAGTATTCCATGCAAATGAGGCATCAATCGTAGCTCCAAAAGTTTCAAACCCAGTATCAAGACCTAGAATGTGATCATCATTTGTGGCATAATCATATGATAGTCCACCATTAAGACCAAATAGCAAGTCTGTTTCGTATGCAATACCAAATGTCACTGTATCACTATTACTAAATGATAATCCACCAACGCCAACAGTAACCTCGTTGCCGTCTTGAGCGACCTTGATAGAGGCGTCATTACCCGTAACCTTTACATCATTCAGCACGTCCACATCAAGTGCATATGCACCCATCGGGGCCAAAATCATAAGGGCCATTAAAAACTTCTTCATTTATTTTCTCCTCTTTAGGCAGCTAAATCTGCCAAATTTAATGTTTGATAGAAATCGTCCATCATAGTTCCAAGACGTTCAGCATAATCGGCTGACTTCTCTTTATATATTTGAACTTCTCCATCCTCTGCAACCATAATTATAACAACATTAGGCACAGAGATTCCTGTATGCTCTTCAAACATAAATGCATACGCAGAACACTGTATAAAATAATCATCAATCCACTCACGTTTTTTAGGTGTAGTGGTTGTTTTAAAGTCAATTACAGCCAACCCATCATTATCATACTCTGCAATACAATCCGTTCTACCGGCAACTTTATATTTATCCGAAAACATATTAGTTTCTTGCAAAACTATTGTATTGATAGACTTATCCAAGTAATCTCGTACTTCTCCAAACATACACCATGATAAAAAATTCTTACCTTTATGTTCAGAGATGTCTTGATTGTTTAGATAATCTTCACAGATATTATGGAAAGCTGTCCCTCGACGGGCAGCCTTACCTGAAATTATACCAGCTGCTTCATGGCCGATTCTATCTCGCCATGCTTGCAAACCTTTTTGTTTTCCAGGCTGTTTCCCTAGTACAGTGGTTATACTTGGGTACTTGTTACCATTCGGCGCCTCGTAGAATCGAAGTCCGTTAATGTTAGAGACCGGTAGTTCCGGAAATTGCTCTAAATTGTTTTCATGTTTAAAAATCATTATATAATCCTATCACAGTTTACTGCTTTTGTCAAGTAAAATCTTGAGTTTTATATCCCAGATTTGCCTTAGCTATTAGGTAATTTCTTACCAACCCAGAGCGTATAATATCTCCAAACCCAAACTCTATACACTCAACTTCTTTCATGGTATTTAAAATCGCTTGAAACTTTGCAACTCCCTCACGATCTCCATTATGTTTTTTTAAATCTGTTTGTCCTACATCACCTGCAAACATGATTTTACTTTCCTGTCCTACTCTTGTCATCAATGTATCCAATTCATGGAATAACATATTCTGAAATTCATCACAAATTATAATAGCTCTATCAAAAGTTTGTCCTCTTAAAAAAGATGTCGATATAAATTCCAATGTTCCCTGTGATAGTAATTTATCATACAGATGTGCAAATTCAGCATCATTAGGCATTTGAAACATTAACCGAACTAATATACGGTATGGGTCTTGGTACATATCTGAT